GGCTGGCTCAGACTTTCTTCTAAAGTTTTCAAAGAATGTTCTTCTATCTATAGTAACGGGACTATCGGTATTCTTTCCCTTTTTCCGAAGCCCTTCAACCCCCCATATGCCACCCTCGTCTTTTATTTTGGTGTATTTAAAGTCAATCGTACCCTCGCCAACATCTTTTATCTTTCCTGTTTCTTTATCTCTATATTCGCTTCTCTTTATTTTAACTTCATTACCCATAGGGTCAATCCATAGATCTTCATCTATTTTATGCTTGCTTCTCTTGTCCCAAAATTGCCCAAGGACTTCAGCTTTATGTTCTTTACGCTCCTTTTTGGACATACTGTCATAGACTTTTTTATCATATCTTTCCTTTATGTCGCTCCTTACTGAGAAGGCTTTCCTTGACAAGCCTAACCCGCCAACTACTCCAGCGGCGTGTATCCATTCTTCAGCCCTAGGTAATCTAAACTCACCTCTCATAGCGTCTTCAATGGAAGGGATGGTCCCAAATGCAGCTATCTCAATCCCTTTATCGCCACCAATAGCAGCATAATTTTGAGTCCTTTTAGATAATTTAGAGGTCGCTTTCATTCCAGCCATTTTACCTAACTGACCTAGACCTCCAGTAACGGCACCAATCGCTGCCCCATGAACTGCCCCTTTACCAAACCCGCCAGCAAAGGCTTTAGTTGCATCAGCTAGATTGGTTATGTGCCCCATATCTCTTTTTTGCAAAACTTGGAGCTCGGCATTTTGCAGTCCAGAATAAAAACCAAATCCACCAGCCCCCAGAGAGGCTCTTAATTTAGCTTGAGTTGTATTACTTAAACTCTTTTTAAGAGCTGATTTACTTGCGTTTGCGATAGCGTGTTTCGTGCCTCCCTCTACAGCCTCAGCTAAGAGATATTTTGGCAGATTGGTTGCCCCTAAAGCTATTTTTAATGTATCACTACCGTATTTCCCTATTAAACTGCCCGCAAACTTAGCTCCAGTGCTCATAGCAAGAATGTCGGTGGGCGTAATAAAACTAGCAATAGTAGCCATAATATCATTAAGCATCCCTTTGTTGTTGGGATCTATATCATCAAAGAATTGTTTACCAGATATCATCTGATAAGCCATTCCTTCTATGCTATTATTATAACCCTGTTTGTAAAACTCAGGTAACCAGTCTTCTGGAATTATACCGTATAGTCTTTTTCTCTCGTCCTCGTAGGCACTAGAATCAGTAAAATCTGAGAAATTAAACTTTGTATCAGCTACTCTATTCTTAGGTTTTCTTATACCATAATATGACATTATCGCATCATTAGTGTTTGTATTTCATGTAGAGATGAAATTGCTTCTTTTCTTTTAATTTCTTTTTTAACCTGTTCGATTGGAACGCCAGTAGCCTTAGAGATTCTTTCATACTCTTTTTCTTTCTCTTTTAAGGAAGTTTCATATTCCTCTGTTCTCTCTTTGCCCTGTGCCTCTCTCAGTTTTTGTTTAAGTATTTTATATTGTGGTAGCCCAGTTAAATTACTTTCTTTCATAATTTTAACTTGTTCAGATAGACTTTTTACTTCTTCGCTTTCATCTTCTTTTGGCTCATCATCTTCGTCAACCTCTTCTTTCTCAATCAATTCATATTTTTCCATAATTTTATTAACATCATCCAAGGGGTTGGCAAAATAAGCCTCTCTAGCTTCCTCATTGTCCCATATCTTATCCATAGCGTCATCATCTGTAGGCATAATTCCTGCTTGTGTTAACCCTTCTTGCATTTGTTGTTCTGTGTCCAATGCGGCACTCGCCAAAGCTTCTCTATAATCGTCAATAGTATACTTTTTCCCGTCGGGATCCTTATTAAACATTCCAGGCTGACCCATTTTAACATGAATTTCTTCTCGAAGTCCTTTATAGATGTCGGAATTCCGAACATTAGCCTCGGTAACATCATATTTGCTCATAAGGGAATCGGCTCTCTTTTGAAGCATATTAAACGCACCCTGCCCATAATGCTTTATTAAATTCTCACCCTCTCTTCTTAAATATTCTTCTATTTTATACGGATTATCCTCCTGTGAAAGATTATTTTTAAATTCTGACATTGACTCTTTAGCTATTCCATCTTGTTCTATTAGATCTGCCCTAGCGTTATAAGAGGTTTTTCCAGTAGAGTCAGCTAATTCACGAAGCAATCTAACTTGATCTTTGTAATCTTTGGCTGAACCAGCTACTGCAAATTCCTCAGCCTCTCGTTCATCGCTTTTCTTTTTCTCAAACTCCATCCTAGCAATTTGGTTTCTCTCTTGAGCAATATCAATTTGACCTTTCTGATATACTTTTCTCTGGGCTAAGTCGTCAGCACGGTGCTGTTTTAAATCTGAAGCTTCCTCATTTTTATGTCTTATCTCTGTCCACTTCAAATTAAGAGCGTCCTGTCGAGCCTTCTCTTCTTTAGCCATTTGTGCTAGTGGAACTATAGCGTCCCACATACTGGTCTTCTCTTCTACGACCTGTGGTATTATTGGTATGCCTGTATATCTTCGATCTATTCCGTTTGCCATTTTTATCCTGGTCCTTTCCCTGTGCCTTTTATAAGTGGCATTTGTTGTATGTATGGGGTTTCCCCTGCACCTTGCTGGCTCAATTGAGTGTATGCTGGTAGCCCTGCTAATGGATCATAAGCTGGCTCAGGCTCTGTTTCAGCAAAATCTCCGCCCATCTGCCAATCGGCTAACGGAGTTGCGGTTGGATCTACTGCCATTGTTGGGTCATTTGGATCTCCTCCACCTGCTGACCACTGTGCTTCTGGACTAAGAGCGGCTGTTACATCAGCCTGTGTCATTGCACCGTATCCAGGAGCGGCTTGTGCGGTCTCAGGTACCCCTGCCCCAGTACCAGCGCCTGCCCCTGTGCCCATAGTTGCCCCAGATCTCTGAAGTTCTAAAGCTCTATCATACATTGATTTCTGTGCTTGAGCAAGCGCCTGTTCGCCTGCGGTCACTCTGCCTGCTATTTGCTGTCTGACTCCATACATTCCTTTACCATATTGACTGGCTAATTGTTCGGCACCTAATTGTCTGCCTTGTCTAGCTAATCCTAATGCTTGTGTTTGGGCTCCTCCTCCTGCAAATCCAGTAGCTCCGCCCTGTTGCTGTGCCGTCATCACATCCTGTAATAAGCTTGCCCTTAATCCTCTTCTTTGCTGTCCCCCTGTTTCTCTTAACTGAGCCCTTTGTTCTCCTAAAAATCCTGCATAACCCTCTTCTGTGGCTGCTGTTCTCATTTGTTGGCTAACTGGAGAAAAATAACCTCCATATTGACCTGGGTCAAAACCAAACTGAGCAGCTATATCTTCTCCAGCCGTCGCTGCCAATAAAGATTGTCCAGTTGGGGCTGTACCTTGATACACATCATATTCGCCAGTAGGCGCTCCTGCCCCTGCGCCTGCCCCTGCTCCTGCCCCTGCTCCAGAGCCTACTCCAGCCCCTGCTCCAGGCTGATCATATTCTCCAGTCCCTGCTGGGTCTGGTGGTGCTCCTGGTGTGGCTGGTGTTGGGTCTGTCATTCCTCCAGTAGGTGCTGTCGTTTGTTCTATTTGTTGCTGTGCATATTTATCCTCGCCTCCCATAGCGGATGTTGGAGGAGCGGGTGGTGCTGGTGGTTGTGGAGGAGGTGGTGGTGCTGGTTCCACTGGTGCAACTGGAGGCTCTGGTGGAGTTGGAGTTACACCAGCCTCATCTCTTGTATACCTTCCCCCTTTTTGATATCCACTAGCTTCGCTTGATACTGTAGCCGCAGGGCTAGGTGTAGTTGGTGCTGGCGTTGACATGGTCGCAGCTGAGGTTTGTGGTGCTACTGGTGCTGCTGGCTGTGCTACTGGCGAAGACTCTTCTCTAGAAAATTTTCCACCAAGCGTAGCTGTCGGGAGCCCTCCAGTTCCTCCTCCTGTTGCTGATGGAGCAGCAGGAGTTAATGTTGTTCCTCCTACCATTCCCCCTGAACCAGTAGCTGGTGTCATTGTGGGTGCCGCTGGAGATGATGATGCTTGAGGTGCAATACCAGTCCCTAATCTTCCAGCCTCTGCTGTCGCTGCGGGTGACATTACTGGTCTACCTTCATCGGCACCATACCCCCCAAACCTTGCCCCCATTGATGTTGCCTGTGGAGATGGAGGAGTAACTGTAGCAGTTGGTAAACTCGGAGTTGGTGGGGCTGCAACTGGCATTGGAGGAGTGTAGGCTTCCGCTTCCATTCCTTCTCCACCACGACCCCTTCTCCCTGCAAACCCACCTCTTTGCATTCCAATCAAAGAAAGCATATTATTATTAAATCCTGGCATTATCTAAGTAAACTCGGTAATCCATGCCAACCCGTTTCATATGTTACTGGCTTTGGCTTGCTTTTGCTTTTAAAAGGGTTCCTAGTATATGTAGACTTTCTAGCTGGAGCTGCTGATCCACTACGAAAAATATTTGGCTTTACTCGCTGATGTTTCATTACAGTCATAGCCTTCTTTGCCTGAGGCTTTAAGGCTTCTAGAAATCCTTTTCTCCCACCAAAAGGATCTACCTCACCATGAATTATTTTACTTACATCAGATTGTGGCTGTTTCCATAGTTCATCTAGGTTTGGTCTGTCGGATTTAATGCCGCCCAATTCAAACTTAGTTAGTTCTGGTATGTTTATAGCACCTGCACCCGTTGCTTTCCCAGTAAGGATATCCCAAGCAGTACCCCATCCTTTTTCTTTGTCTTTAACAACATCAAGCGTAGAACTTAGCAAATCTGAATATTTTTTTATTTCAGGAGTTAATGATTTTCCTGCCGAATAACCTGCAGCGACATCTTGAACAGCGTCCCATAATCCATATGACTTCATTTTATCTAAGTTTTCTTGTGCTCTATTAACATCTTCTTGCCGAAATTGTAGATTCTGATATCCTCTGCGGAGGAATTTAGGTTGTCCCCCTGAATATCCAGTTACATCTCCACCAGCTTGATACTGCTTATATAAAAGACTGTTTGGATGGATAGCGGGCACCATACCGCCTTCTTCGCCGAAAAGATAGCCGCCAATACCTCCTAAAACAGCCCCAACTGGTCCAAGCGATGAACCCGCCGTTGCCCAAGTAGCAGCAGAACTTACTTTTTGTCCTTTTCTTTGCTTTTTTCTAGCTTTGTCAGCAGCCTGCTCCTGAATATTCTGCACTCGCTGGCTCTGTGCTATTTGAGCGTCTAGTTGTTTTTGCTTCTCAATCTCTACTTCTTTTTGAAATTCATATCCAGTTCGAGCAAAATCAACTCCGAATTCAGTTGATGCTCTTTGTGGGGCGTACAATTCATATATACTAGAGCCGACGGCGTCGCCTGGACCAGCCGCTCTTCCGTATGTAGGTGTTCTAGGCATGATAGATTAATCCATTTAAATTTATACTAGTTATCGACAATACTAAACCGCTATGTTTCATTCTTTTTTCAATTCCTCAACTTCTTTACTCAATTCTTGTATGGCTTTTATAAGTATGCTGGTGAACTCACTATACCTCATTCCATAGCGATCAGAATCACCATCGTGAATAAGTGGTGCGAAATCAGTTGTGGATATCCCACTGTCACTTAAAACCTGCTCAACTTCCTGTGCTACAAGACCATAGTGCCTTCTAGTCTTATCTTTAAACTTGAATTGTACAGGTCTGAGTTCATTCAAGAAGTTTAAGCCAAGTGCCGAATCGGAGATGCTTTCCTTGAGACGGCTATCTGAAGTCTGGATTGTCCCATTAGTAGCATATACATCATCAAAGCGATTACTAGCACCACCAAGGTCGGAATGATCATCAGTTCCAGGCATAAAGTAAGTATCAGCCATCCTATAGCTATCTTCATCGTTGCAAGTAAATCCAAGCACATTAGTTGTATATCTATACATACCCAAATCTATCGCACCGCATGAAAAAGATGCATTATCTGTTCCGCCAGCACCAGCTTGCACTACAGAGGTGACAGCTAGAGTATTCCCGATATCCATATTGTCAGCGGTTAATTTTGAAGTATTAGGATTATAATATAAATCTCCATCAGATTCTAATGCAAGAGTGCCCCCAGTTAACTGCCCACCAGCAGTAAATATAATAGCATTGTTCTCGTTTGTACTCTCATTGTCTGTGATGACAACTCTTGTTGCATTAACTGCTGTTGTCGCATTAGTAACTGTTACCCCTTCTATAACTGAGTTCAAAGTAGCCCCACCAACAGTTATTACATCTGCTTCTAATGTTCCATCAAAATAACCATTTCTCCATTGCTTAGTAGACGCCCCTAAATCATAAGTGTCATCTGCAATGGGCTGAAGCGTTCCAGTCTGCATTATAATACCGTCTAGGCTTGAAAGAGAATGTAGTTTCCAATCATTGGAACTTCTGGTAAACATTGCTCTCGCTCCAGTCGTGATTGTCATATCATTACTTGAAAGTTCTGCATAAAATAAATCATCAGAATCCATAACAAGATCATTGTTCTGAGCAGATGATGTTCCCATTTCAAATGTCCAATTCGCACCGCCAGATTCAAGGATTACAATAGCAGCATCAAAACCACCATGGTCATCAATAATAATCGTATTGATTTCGCAAGCCGTATTAGCACGAATAAACGATCCAACCTCTCCTCCTTGGCTTCCATCAAGATAGAGCTCCTTAGTGCCGTCTGGTATATACTGAGTTTTATTGCTAGATGTAATAGTAATAATATTCTGCCCCACTAAACCAGCTTGAATTACCCCTCTAAATGATATCCTAGATCCCTTACCTGCTTCAATTGAAATAGGATCAAATCCAAGATCGACTCTGTTCATATCAGAAACCTTAGAGGTCATAGAAGATTGGTATCCGCCATCAAAAGATGTTAACACCTTTCCCTTGCCATCGTCAAAAAAACTTAGAATATCTCCCTCTTTAGCTTCTGTTTTTGGTATATCTGGTGCCCTGTTCTTGCTAGGAGTATTAAATTCCGTAACCTGACGGGACTTTTCAGGCGCTACCTTTGTCCTGCCGTATCTGGCGTTCATACCTGAGGTGTCTATTTTAAGAAAAGGCATTAGGTCGCAGGCACCCTTCCGTATAGTTCCCTATACTCAATTGATATATCATTAATATTAATCTTACTGGCATTACTAGTTGGCCCGTTAAACCTTAATGTCATGCTCTGGCATTCAACAGGCGTAGTGAAAGTAAACTTGTGTATCTCCCAGCTTGTTGCCTGATCTAATGTATTGTTTGCAATCGCAGTAGAATTGTCGCCATCAACGGTTACAAAACTTGTACCTCCGTTAGTGGAATAACTAAGGAAGTTGGATACATCATTACTGTCTGAATGCTTATATGTTATATATATATCATAAATCTTTTTCTTTTTACTTGGGCTACCGAAATCAATGTCCTTTGTGGTAAATAGAACTCCAGTAGAAGTCTGGCTATCGGATTGCCATGATCTTATCGTTACGGTATCACTATGCTCTGAGGCATATATTAAATCTCCATTCCAATCATATTCAAAGTTGGAGGCAATCCCTCCTCCAGTAGACGCCACTGATGCTGCGTAAAGCCTATTCTTTCCAAACCAAAATGATTGAGTCTCCATATCATATACGACCACATCTGGCCCATTGCCACCAAAAGTAGAATCACTAACGACACTACTACAATCTATATTAACGATTATCTCTTTATCTTTCTGTGAGTATCCAACAATTGAGTTGGCTGTGATCAATTTTCCCCAAGCGTTAAAACCATAATCATCCGTGCCATATCCATTGAGAACCTTGCCCTCTGACAGTTCTGCCACCCCTCCGCCTTCCTGATATATGAAAAGACCATTAGGATTAACCCATATAAGTCCAAAGTCGGCTTTGAACACAGCGGCAGGATGCAGGACGCCCATACCTCTATGGGTAGCTTCCAAGTACCACCCCGCAGGGCTTGGATTAGAAATGTTTATTATAAATAAGTTATCGCCTTTAAAAGCAAACAGCCTGTCACCTACAGCTTCAAGTTTAATATAGGGCTCCGCATCTCCCTTGACCACATCAATGAACTGACTCCCTGGGAATATATCAGGCTTATTGACTGGAGAATACATGATTCTGTCAGCTTCCTGTACCTGTACGCCATCAGCTCCTGTCATTTTAACATTGGCAACAAACATTCTTCGATTGGTAAAAATAGCTGACTTGTACCCATCGCTTGCATTTCCTATAACCAAAGCGCCATCACTGCTTCGGTACCCATTTAAAGTGGCATATGTATCAATGGGTGGGTCTCGTACTATTATAATAGCATTTGCGTCGTTGCTACTTACACTCCAATCTGCGAATTTATCACCAAGTTTTGATCTAATTCCGTATGCATGGTCATCCGCTGATGTTCCTGTTAAATCTACATCTACTAAAAGATTCCACTCTCCCTGTTCAATTCTACTTGCGGTAGTATCATAATACTTCCAATATATTCTAGCCCCAGTGATCCTTGCATCATAATCTGTTGCTGCAGTGGCATTAGCTGCATATACCGTCACCTTCCACGGTCTATCTTCATTGACATTAGCAACAGCTAAAGCCGAACTCACTATATATGGTGCAGACTCCTGATTACCGTCATACACAAATGTATATGCAAAGGCATAATCATCTTTTGTCCAAGTGCCATTACCAGCAGTTTGAGAGTCTATTTCAAAATTTATAGATCCATCGGTATAAGTAGCAGAGCCAACTAAGTTACCAGCGGTTGGAGCTGGGAGTGTATTATTACCAGCATAAAAGCCAGACCTATCTCTACCAAGCTGGCTTCTTTTAACATACATATAATACTTGATTTGGCTTGAGTTTGTTAAATTAGTGTCGGCTACCCTTATGCCGTTATTGATAGGGGTTATAATTGGTTTACAATCCGTTTCGCTACCATGCAGGTCTACACTAACAGTTGCCCAAGAATTGTTAGTATAGTCCCAAAGATTTAATTCTCCACCCTCGTCAACTACAGCTAGGTAATGCTCACCAGTATTATTCCCGCTTTCATCATAGTCTAATTCAAAGTGCTTAAATCCATATCCAGCAGAATTCGCA